CCCCTTGGCACTATTAAGTATAATAAGGATGCTTTCATCATTATAAGTAATGAATCTCGTAGGGACCTAACTAAGTCAGTACCATTCAAAGAGGGTGAGTTTAAACCTGCCCATCCATACAATGCTGACAATAATAAATCATCTTAGTGCCTTTTGGGCTGTTGTTGTTATGAACTGTGTTCAACCCGTGAACTGGGAGCAGTGTTTGCCAGTTCATAAATGGTTGCTGCCTGAACTTCAACAGGGAATCAACATGTATTTTGATAAGGAAAAAACTTTTTTATATAAATCTGAAAGGGAGTATTTAACTAAATGAAAATCTTTCTGGACACAGCTGACACATCTTTAATCAAAAAATATTACGACACTGGATTGGTTGATGGTGTCACAACCAATCCCACATTGATCATGAAGTCAGGTAGAAGACCTGATGATGTCTATCAGGAGATCAAGGATATTGGCATCACTGACATCAGCATGGAGGTCATGGGTGATGCTCAGTTGATGTATAATGAGGGACTTAGGCTGGTTGACAAGTTTGGTAGTGTTAGTACAATCAAGGTGCCCTGTACGAGGGAGGGTCTGAAGGCATGTAAGGCACTCAACGCTGAGAAGGTCAGAACTAATGTCACACTCATCTTCTGTGCTGCTCAGGCGGTCCTGGCTGCTAAGGCAGGGGCAACCTATGTCAGTCCCTTTGTAGGCAGGTTGGATGACCAGTCAGTGGCGGGTCTGGAGGTTGTCAGAAGCATCTCTGAACTGTATCGTATCCACGGTATCAGGACACAGGTTCTTTCTGCCTCAATCAGATCTGTTCAAAGGGCAATCAGGTCGTGGTATAATGGTGCTGAGATTGTTACCATGCCACCCAATATTCTGGAACAGATGTATGATCACATGCTTACTGATGATGGTATGAAAAGATTTGAGACTGACTGGGAAGAGGTTGTTAGAACTAACTTTGTACCTGTGAGTAACATTCTATGATCTCAGATCATGTTGTCATACATGAGTTAAAAGAGGTATGGTTCAAGGGTGACTATCCCACCTGTATGGCTTATTCTCAAATGGTTGATAAGAACTATCCAGGATACAAGGTTTGTATATGCTCCTGGGATAGTTTTTTCAAACTAAAAAAAGATCCAACATTACGAAATACATGGAAATGAAACAGTATCAGGTTTTTACAAAAATAGGGTGTCCCTATTGTACGAAAGTTACAAGTGTTTTAGAGATGGCTGAACTCCCATTTGTGGAGTATAAACTAGGCAGGGACTTTACCAGGGAGGAGTTTTACATCCACTTTGGTGAGGGATCAACTTTTCCTAGGGTTAAGTTGGGTGAGGAATTACTAGGTGGATGTACTGAAACAGTTAAATACCTCAAAGAAAATAAGCTGGTGTAATGGACGACTGGACACATCACGAAATGTATGACATAGTTGAACATACAATTGAACATGCTTTTAAAGGTAAGTTCATGCTTAACATGTATGAGTATCTTAAAAGTAACAAAGCAACGAAGCGGGATGTTACTGAGTTCATTGATTCATCCACTGCTCTAGAAATCAATAGTCTTATTCTAGATCTTGATGATTATATTGAGGGTGGTAATGATTCCCAACACAAACAACTACGGGAGGGTTATGGTCACATAGGTAAACCAGAGGCAAGAAAGATAAGAAACTACTTGTATGAACTATTACAGGATGCATGGAAGTATGAGCAAGAAAGAAAACCAGGAAGGAAAAAAAGACCCTCTAAATAAAACTACAAGTGACGATCTCCACATGAACCGTGGGGTTGAGTTACTACTAAGAAAGAGGAGGAAGAAAGTAGTTCCAAAAACTTTTCAAGTAAAGTTTGGAAAATTACTCTCCTTCTTAACCAGGGAGGTAGAGTTCTATTTTCACTTCTACTTGGACTTCAGAAAAAAGAATCCAGGAGAGTAAAATGTTAGCTGTAACCCTGACCTTATCATCAATCATCTCAATCCTTTTCCTTATTGTGGGTGGTGTGGTAGGATATCTTCTTAAAGAGTATGTCTACGAAAGGAATTCAACATACATACCTACACATCCTGAGTGCTTTGATGAGAACGGGCAATTCATAGCAGACGACATACTTGCTGTTAGATTTGAAAACCCAGACGACTTTATTGAGTCTGAATAAACATTACATTGATTTGATTAAACATGACTATGCTGAGATTAAACCCAACAACACTCAGTCGAGCGTTTGGACAACAACTTATTGATGAGGGGGCATACCTAAGACCATCCTTTGAAAATAAGTTGTTACCTGTGGTTTGTGATAGACTAAATGATCCTTCACTACAACGATCAGACTCTGGGAGCATTGGTGTTGGCAGTGCTCTGAGTCTTTTCTTGGCAGCAGCAAAACGTAAACCAAATCTTATAGTTGAGGTTGGTACATATATTGGAACCAGTGCTGCCTGTATGGGTTTTGGTGCCTCAATGAGTGGTAATCCAGTACAACTGGTCACTTGTGATATTAACCCCTGCACAAACCAACCATTTGCTGGATTGGATTTGCCTGAGGGTAGCACAGAAAATGTTATGCAGAAGGGCAGCACAGAAATGTTTAGATTTCTTCTCTCCCAAGGATCTAAGATTGATATGCTGCATATTGATGGACGTTTGAGGGGAGAGGATCTTCAACTTCTTAGTCAGTTGTTGAAACCAGATACTCTTATTGCTCTGGATGATTGTGAAGGAGATGAGAAAGGTCACTATAATCTTGATGTGTTAAGACGAAGTGGATTGATTGAAAATCATGCATTTGTATCACCCTTTGAGAGAGATCTTTTCCGTTGCTGGAATCTTGAATCACGCTCAGTCACAGCATTCCTGCTTCCATTTGATGAAATTAACGTTTCACGGCAATAGTACACACTGAATAAATATTCACACTGATTTGATAACCATGGCAACATCTACAAAACTTCCACCCAATCCATTCCTTCATGAGATCCTTGATCTTGTGAGTAAGCAGAGGACTAAATCAAAAAAGATTGAGATGCTTAAAAAATACGAATGTGATGCTCTCAAGTCTGTTTTGATTTGGAACTTTGATGTGACTGCTATTAGTATAATGCCTGAGGGTGAAGTTCCTTATAAGAAAAATGAGGCACCTTTGGGAACTGATCACACCTCCCTCAGAAAGGAGTGGAGAAACCTGTATCACTTCTTGAGGGGTGGTAATGATTCCCTTTCCTCACTGAGAAGGGAGTCAATGTTTATTCAACTTTTAGAGGGTCTGCATCCTGATGAGGCAGAGATTATCTGTCTGGTTAAAGATGGTCAACTTGAATCAAAGTACAAACTTAAATCTGATGTGGTTAAGGAAGCATATCCTGATATCAAATGGGGAGATAGAATCTGATGTTTAAAATTTTAAATGAAGCATGTGATCCTGAGTTAGCAAATAATAGATCACTTCCATACACTTCTTATCTTGTTACATATCTGGTGGATGGTGTTGAGACTCATGATATTACCATCTGCTCCAAAGCAGTAGATCTTTTTGATCAATACTATGATAAGTATAAAAAAGACTTCATTAGATTTGATCAGACTGAAGGAAGAGTAAATCCAAAGCAGTGGAATCCCCCTGGTTCAGAGGAGAAAAAGAAATGAGTGCTGATGAGGAACTAGAAAGACAGATTAATTCTATTATCAGGGATGAGATCCAAGACGTAATCAACGACTATGTTGACTCTAAGGAGGAGACAAAGAAAGCAGGTCTTGGATTTGTTGAGAATGATGATAAGTTAAAGGTAAACATCTCCAAGGGTGAGGTGGCAAAACTTATCAAGCAATATAAAAAATTAAAGAAACAAGAGAAGTCTAATCTATCTCAGGTAAAGAAACTGGGACTATTGGATAAAAACGGAAATCCCCTTTAGATAAATGCTCTCAACAAAATACAGACTTAGATTGGAGTTTATCTGCTCACGCATTATTAATGGTGAGGAGGTTAATCTTGATGATATGATCTGGGCAAACAAGTTAGCCAAGGCAAACAGAAGTGCTTATGAAATGTTGAACAAGGCAAGAAGAATTGCTGCCAACCCTGATGTTGAAAAGGGTGGTCTTGATGATTTTATGATACAGATGGGACTGGGGGATCCTGACCCATCTAATCACACAAAGGGATTCCAAAACACAGACGAGATAGCAGAGTGGTTTCACCAAGATAGGACAGATGACTGGAGGCAACGTGACTAAGGTACAAGCAGTAATATGGTCTAACCATAGTCTGGAGTGTGAAAGGGCAGAGAGTCTTCTAAGCAGTGTTGATGAGGATGTGAGGGTCTTTTATCTTGATGAGGACTTTACACAGAGGCAGTTCAATGCTGAGTTTGGTGAGGATGCTGAATATCCTCAGGTTCAGGTTGGTGTTGACCACAGGGGAACCCTAAAGGAGACCCTTCAATACCTGAAGAATGTAGAAAGAATAAACTAATGTGTATAAACCAACACATTGACACCTAAATAGAAATGGTCTATACTAGACCTGTCGTTCATCTAGGAAACTAGACGCAAGTAAGTCGCGGAACGGAGCGTTCATCCCATGTTTGAATACTTACTATCTTATTCACTATCTTGTACTGATGCCAAGGCAATTATTGCCAGGGCTAAGAGCATAGATATGAATCCTAATGTTGTCACTGAGGTTGTTGAAACCATCAAGGACAGTGTTTATGGTGAGTGTGATTGGGACGCAAACGACTAAAGGAACGGACCTAAAAATCCAACTACTTTAGGAGTAAATTATGAATACACTTTCTATGATCAGAAAGCAGATCAAAAAAGTTGCTGCCTTGCATGACGCTCAGATTCATCACACGTCTTATCGTGGTGTTGAGTATGATACTCGTTGTGTTGAGTCTAAAGAGACTCACGGCACCTTCTGCTACAGAGGAAGAACTTACACCAAATGATTGCCAACTCGTCAAGAGGATGGTAGGATGGGGGTGAAGACCCCCATTTTTTTATGGAAAAGGATAAACTTAAAAAGATCATTTCTAAGTTGAAACTTATTGTTGATGAGTTGGAATCAGAGGTTTACTCTGATCCACAGGCATATAAGTATGATACTAAATATGATATTCCTATTGCAGACTATGATGAAG